AATCATCAGATTCTTCGTAACCTTCTGATTCAAACTCACCATCAGGATCTTCTTCAAATTCAGGATTTTGCAATTTGCGTTGTTCTGCTTCTTCTTTCAAATAATCCATAACGTCATACGCAAGCTTGATGACATCATCATATGATTCGGTATTTTCAATACGGTGAACTAACAATTTCTCAACATCAGTAAAACGAATGCCTTGTGCGGCTCCGCCTTTTGTGTAGAGATTAACACGGTCGATAAAATTCATATCATTGAGATCCGTGCCGTTTGTACCAAAGAAATCTTTTTCAATTAGTTCACGGTACCCACGAACAAAAGAGGAACGAATACCCGGATATTTGTTTTTGATCTTTCTTTCGATACGAGAATCTTCTAGCACATTCATAATACCCATTGGTATCTTTTCTTCGTGTGCCTTCATCATGCCGTCTAGGGGTGTGTATAGTGCATGGCCAACTTCATGACCTAGAAAAAGGTCGTAGAGATAACCTGAGATGTTTTTATCAAGAATAGGAACAGTCAATACACGGTTCTTCACATCAAATGCGGCCGTGTTAGTATTACGCTGTTCGATTGTCAGATTCTCATTTGCCATTAGTTTGGCAAGTAACGATTTAGATTGAATTAGTTCCATAGATTCTCCGAGTTAATAATAGTATTATCTCATAAAAATCATCTACCGTCAAGCGGTAACTTTCATGCTGTTGTTTTTATACAACGCTCTGATCCGGTAAGGCTTTTAGGTAGAGTTTTCCTTCTCTATATTCCATTTCAATGGCCTGTCCTTCTTTCCAATGATTGTATTCTACAACTTCTTCAGGAAGAATTAAAATACCATCGCCTGTGCCATCATTTGCATCAACAATTTTGGTCAAATATGTCTTATTGGTAGAATTCTTTGCGTTTTTGGTATTCATTGTGGTCTTTTTCCATTCCTGATAAAACTGCCCATTTACGAGTTACAACATCCAAGCGTTTCCACGCAGGAATTTCATCATCATCTGCAATGGCATCAAGCCAAATATAGTAAGATTTATCATTCATACTTTTTTCCTTCACTTTTATCGAAAATTCTCTGCTCGATTGCTGTTGCAAGCTCTTCGGCAAGAGCAGGATTGAACTTTACCAAAAAATGAGCAACATCATCAGCTGGTATATGACGCAAATTATGCATAATCTCGTCAATTCCTCTATATATTTGTGTTTCTTCCCATTGTGTTAACATAATTTCTCACATTTCATAAAAAGTATTGCTCGGAATAATAAATTTGCCGTCTTTTTTTGCTTTTCCGAGCGTTCTAAGCAATTTTAACTCAATTTCAAGTTCTTCAGCCGACAAATTTTGCAAAAATTCTTCATAATCGTCCCAATCTTCATCACTCCAACCTTTAGGATTCATTTTTTATCATCTCCGCATGCTGGAAATTTCTTTTGCTTCAGCATCTGTGAAAACCGGCACGGCATTTGATTTGTGCATTGTAGCAATGCCTTTCATTTTATTGCCGGTGTATGAATTTGGAACAGGTTTCGTCAAAGCGATAAAACCAGTATCTACGGACGCAAAGTGGGGAGTTTCACGACCTACAGGAATCTTGTAAGATGGAAAGTTGTTGGAAATCTTCGTGGATTTTGTTTTACTGAAATTGGTAGATAACGAATTAATAGAAGCTAACCATTCTTCGTGTTGAAGTTTTTTTGCTTTTGAAACTTTCCGTTTTTTGCATTTTGGAATATATCCGTAAATCATCATAACAATTCTCCAGTGTAGAAGAACCATTATACTACGGAAATAACAGAAAGTCAATAGATGTGTTGTACCAAAACAACATTAATACCAATACCTTTTATTAATACCAATACCTTTTATTTGAAACGGCAGCATACTTACTTATACTGAAAAAAACAAAAAGTAGTGGTATTTTTAAGAATTCTTACTATGTGAAATTTCCAATTCTTCGAATTCTTCAACTTGCCAATTTTTTAATTGTTTTTTTACTTCTGGATGTTCGCCTCTACGTTTTTTATTGTGTAATACTGTTCTGGCGTAATTGTAGTCATCGTTATAATCTTTATTTTTACGAAACTTCCCTACAAACTTTGTCACTTCTATCTCCTATTTCATGGTTTCAAAATTGATGCCTTTTATTTTTGTTTCAGGCATATTGAACATATCATCCTCAGAAATATAGGTTATATTTGCATCAGGATAACAAGCTTTTATTATTTTGAGTAATTGGCAGACGGTGCCATCTGAATCATTGAACGAAAATACTTCATCAACAGTTTTTAGACCTTTTATGATATTCCTACGAGATTCATAATTTTGAACGAACCCACCATCACACCAAGCAAGATACCAATCAGAATGTATACCGACAACAAGCCAATCACCTTTTCTTTTACATTTCTGTAAAAATTTTAATTCGTGATTGTTTAGTGGATCAAATTTTCCTGATACTACAATTATTTTATCTTGCGGTTGCATTACGGTAAAAGTTGTGGAAAAGCCTCTTTAACAAACTTGTAGTTTAAACCTTTAACACCTAAATCTTTACTCAATATACCAATAACAACTTCTGCTTCACGAGGTTCAAGAGATTCAATTAGTTGTAATAGTAACTGTTTTCTCTTTTCAACGGATAATTTTTCTGCCGTGGCATCACCTTTTTTAAACAAATACAATTTTCTAATTTCTGTAGATAACTGGCACCTAGAAATTCCAGGTAGAGTATCAGGAATTTTATATTCGTGTGGCATTTCATCAATCAACCATTCGTAATCGGGGTGAAAAGCCAATTCAAGTACCTGTATTAGTGTTCTCGATAAATTCTTCTCAATTACTGCCAGTTTTTCTTTTTTTGATGTGGCTATCTCAAACTCATCAAATATCTCATATATGTTTTTCATCAGAATTCCTCTATCACATCCATTAAGTTTTTAAGTTTATGTTCCATAAAATAATTCAACAACTTACCTTTAGCAGGTTTTGTTTCTTCATATGTATTTATGATTTTTCTTTTGATATCAACCGGAATGTTTCTAAGGTCAATCAAGGTCTGGTTCCGTGAAAAACCAACTTTAGCACCATCATCTTCCCAAGTATTGTAATCCTCGGTCATATATTTCTCGATAACCTTTTGTGTGATTGGTTTTTGCCTCAGGTCACGAACAAAACAATCTGATGGAGAGAACACATTTGGTATACCATCACCTTTATCACCACGAATAATTTTCTCTTTCAATTCTAAAAGAGGATCATGCGATTTTATATACTTCTTCTGTGATGGGTTGTATTGTTTGACATTACTGCCGTACATTTGTAATTGTAAAAAATCACCATCACTTGATAGTATCAAAATCTTCTGGTGTGGTGCATAGATTGGAACCAAGGTACCAATGATATCATCGGCTTCAGCACCCTCAACATCAATTACTTTGTATGGGAAATTCTCTTTGAGTTCCTGTTTTAATTTGGCAAGAATATCAAAAATCAGATGCCAATCTAAATCAGATTTTTCTCTGGTCTTTTTTCTACCAGCCTTATAGAATGGAAAAAATTCTTTACGCCAATATTTGCGATTATCACAACACAGTACAATCTCACCATACTCATTTTTAAAATTCTTCACATGAGTACGTATTATGTTTAATACCATATGGCGTATTAAGCTTTCTTCTAATTTACCTTTCTGATTGGCAATTTGCGCCATTAGACCGGCAAGTAACACTTGATTCAAATCAACTAAGACCATAATAAACTTTCAATAGTTTCCAATAAGATTCTATTGTATCATGCTTTTTGCATTTTGTCAACTATCTTGTCAACAATTTTTTGTGATGTGGTCGTCTTTTTGGCAATTATACCAAGCCAACCTGAAGGTATGAGTCCTGAAATGTATTCCAATGGATCTGGTAATATAGCGTCAAAATGATCAAAGTCAACATACTTATCTTCCAATTCATCATTACGAAAAAGTATAATATGATATGCATCGCCTAGAGGGCTACCGCCAATCTTTTCTCCAGGCTCGGCATAATCCTGACCTTGGATTTGTATTGAATTTTCTTTATCGCCATCTAAGAATGTTAAGAAATCAAACTTATCATTCTTTAGTGGTCTGAGAAAGTCTAGCATTGTAATCCTTTATATGTGATTTTCTAACTCTTACCATTATCCATGTGTTATAGTAATCTTCCGATTCCATTACACCACGAACAAATTGTTCTTTTGCTTCGAGATAACCACATTCACCTTTAGATATGCATAGGTGTAGTATTTCACGGACAAATTTTTCATGTCCTAATTGTAACACATCTTTGCTTAGGTTGTCACTACTTCCATAGTAAGTTTGCCAGTTTGAGAAAACCTTCGTTTTTTTCTTTCTCCCTTTGACTTGTTTGGTTTTGGTAGAATAAAAAAATTTCTTACCGATGTATTTTTTACCATTCGTCAGATTGGTTATCTGATACACGAACCCGTAATTATTACCAATCAAGTCTTCCGTAAAATCTTTACCATCATATTGCCAGTTTAGTCCCATTCCTTAGTATCCAAATCATCGTCATCATCCTCTATATAGTCCTCGGATAATTCTTCGATTTGTTCACCGCAAAATGGGCAATGTTCTGGTAGTTCTTGTGAAACCATTTCTTCCATATATGTTACAGTATAAGTTGATTCACAACTCAGGCAGTCGCCTGATAATGATTTGTTTGTCATTTAAATTCCTTAATGAGCCCACACATCACCCCAATTTCCCGACAAAGCTCCTTTTGCATAATCAGTTGCTCTATTCTCAAAGAAATTAGTGTGTGTTGGTGCGTTAATCATTTCTTCTACCCAAGGTAGAGGATTCTTTTTCACTTTAAACACACCTTTGAGACCTAAAGAAATTAGGCGGCGGTCTGCAATATAACGAATATACTTTTTAACATCTTCTGAAGATAAACCTTCCATTTGATTTACGCCAAATGCTAGGTCAATAAACTTATCTTCTAGTTGTACCATTCTTTCAGCAATGGTGTAGATTTTTCCTTTTAGTTCATCATTCCAAATCTCACGATTTTCTTCTATGTATGTCCTAAACAATTTAATCATAGATTCTGCGTGTTGAGTTTCATCAACAATCGACCATGTGATAATCTGGCCCATGCCTTTCATTTTACCATGACGAGCAAAATTCAGCAACATAATAAATGAACTGAATAATTGCATACCTTCGGTGAATGCTGAGAATACGGCAATGTGTGTTGCAGTATTCTCTCTAGTGGTATTTTTACTGGAGATTTCCATAACATAGTCATGTTTCTCTCTCATGGCCTCATACTCTAGGAACTCATTGTAAGTGGTTTCAGGTAGACCTAGTGTTTCGATCAGGTGTGAGTAGGCTGCAATGTGTAACGCCTCTCTGGCAGCGAATCCTGTGAGCATCATACGAATTTCAGGTTGTGGAAAATATGGTAGATAGTTCTTAACATAACCACCAGCCACATCAATATCACCTTGTGTGAAGAAACGGAAGATTTGTGTTAAAAATGTTTTTTCTTCCTTAGATAGTTTTTTCTTCCAATCCTTTACATCTTCGGACATAGGAACTTCAGTATGTAGCCAATGTGATTGCTCGTGTTTTAACCAGGCCTCATAAGCCCAAGGATAATTAAAAGGTTTAAAATAGTTACGTTCTTCCGATAGATTTGATTCTATTTTTTTTATCATTATTGTTTTCCTTAAAAATTAACCTTCGCAAGCAATACAATCGTTACCTTGAGCAATCTGTGTCATGTCGAGCTCTTTGATAACATTTCTTTCAATCTTCTTAGATACCTTATCTGCCTTACCAATCTTTTCAGAACGGCAGTAGTAAAGTGTTTTCAGTCCTTTTTTCCATGCCATGAAATGAATGGCGTGAATATACTTGATATGTGCATCTGGTCTAAAGAATAAGTTCAATGATTGAGCTTGATCAATATATGCTTGTCTATCACCAGCCAATTCAATTACCCAGCGTTGGTCAATTTCCATGGATGTTTTGAATACATCTTTAATTGTTTCATCAAGTATATCTAGATGTTGAACCGATCCATCATTAGCAATAATGGAAGACCAAACTTCATTATATTCTTCTTCATCTTTCGTTTTTTCTTTGATGATTACATCTAACCAACGATTCTTATTTAAGAATGCTCCTGAAAGAGTATCTTGTCGATAAGCGTTAGCACGATAAGGTTCAATGCTAGGGCTAGTATTACCCATGATAATTGAAGAAGATGCGTTTGGCGCAATAGCCATAAGGTGACTAAAACGATTGCCAGTTCCCACCGCATCAGGAGCCTCACCTCTTTCCAATCCAAGTTTTTTATTAGCTGCATCTAGTCCCTTTCTAATACTGCTAAAAATTCTGTTGTTGGTTACTTTTGCCATTACTCCCTCAAAAGCAATTCGATTACGCTGCAGATAAGCGTGGAAACCTAACGCACCAATTCCAATAGAACGTTCACGACTGGCTGAGTAAACTGCACGCTGTATGGAGGAAGGTGCATTATCAATAAAATACTGAAGAACATTGTCAAGCATTTCTGCAATATCAGCAAGGAAAAGAGGATTGTTTTTCCATTCATCATAGTTCTCCAAGTTTAAAGAAGATAAACAACATACAGCTGTTCGTTCTTCATTTGTGGGTAGAATAATTTCAGAACAAAGATTTGATTGGTGAATCTTTAAACCTTTGTCTTTTAGAAATTGTGGCATTTCACGATTACTTGTATCGATATAGTGAATGTATGGTTCACCTGTCATCATACGAAGCTCTAGAATTTTTTGCCAGAGTTCTTTTGCTGATACAACTTCACGCACCTCACCAGAATGTGGATCTTTTAATTCCCAATCATCTTTTGCTTCAGGATCCAACATACACGTTTCAATGATTTGCATGAAGTCATCGGTGATGTTAATACCGTGATGAAGATTTAAACAACGAACATTGGGATCGCCTGTCGGCTTCCTCATGTCTAAAAATTGAGTAATGTCCGGATGAGAAATATTGAGGTAAGCAGCATAACTGCCCCGGCGAGTGCGACCTTGCCGGTATGCCAAAGAACTGGCGTCATAGATTTTGAGGTGAGGCATGACACCAGTAGATTTATCGTCTGCTGAACGAATACCAAAGCCAATGCCAACACCACCCCCAAGCATAGAAAGCCAATTAGTTTCTGATAGATTATCAACTAGTCCCTCCGCAGTATCTTCAATATAATTAAGGAAACATGATATAGGCATGCCACGCTTAGAACGACCAAAAGAAAGAATGGGAGTAGAATAACTGAGCCAATGCTTACTGCTGTATTCATATAATCTTTGCGCATGTTCTGGATTGGAACTAAATGATTTTGATACGAATGCAAATCTGTGTTGTGGGGATTCTTCATCTTCCTTCATGTAACTTTCTTTTAATCTTTTAATTCCAAGTTCATCAAATAATTTATCTCGTTCTAAATCTATATTAATTCCTAGATATTTCATGTTCACCTTATTATTGTTATTGTTAATACAAATTTTTTAACTATTAAATCTTTTTCCAACTCACAAATTCCATCTTTGCTCTAAGATTTATGAAGGTATTTTTACTTATAAAATCTTGTATTTCATCTGGCGAAAAACCAGTTAATATCATATCATTAATATCTTTTTCTTCAATCATTTCGGGCCATATAACAACATTAAAATGGTTGTCTATAGCGTGTTCCATTTTAGTAACAATTTCTTTGTTACGTGGTTCATTGTCGAACACCAAAACCACCTTGGACTTGTCCAATACATCGGTAATCGATTCTAAATTGGAGTCTGCTGTGGCCACTGCATTCTCTAAAAACATCGAATCAATGGGTCCCTCAAGTACATATACTAATTCTTCTTCATTGATTCTGTCAAGCCCAAATACCTTTTTATTATCATCATGTAACTTTAAGGTTATGTATCTTAGCTTGGATTCGCCTAACGCTCTTCCCTGTATTGCGACAAGATTTTTTTCTTTATCGTAGAACGGAATAACGAGGCGTTGGTCATTTTTGTGAAGTCCTTCTTTTTCAATCCCAAGGCCTTGTACGAAGGATGCGAAATCTTCCGCAAAGTATAGTTGCGAGTAAAAGGTCTCCGGAATCCGTCTTTGCTGAACATAGTTCTTAGCAAAATGCGCCTCTGGTAGTGAGTCAATTGAAGGAAGTTCCAAGGCTTTTTTGAACTTTGGCGTTTCTTGCTTATACTCCTCAAATTCAGGTTTAGGATAGTTGTTATTTCCTGTTTCACCATTCTTATATCTTTCCAACTGATATTCTTTCACTAGTGTTTCATCTACTTGTTTTAAAAAATTATAAAAAGTAGTTGACACACCACAATTATGACACATATAAAAGTAATCATTTTTTTTGCGATAAACATAACCACGAGATTTTAATTTATTCTTTTGTGAGTCGCCACAAAGCGGACACCTGAAATTATAAAGGTCATCCTTCTTCTTGGCAAACCTTTGTAATTTAGGCGATACTTGTAACAGGAAGCTCCTGTCAATAAAAACACTCATAATATAAAACCAATCAATTATTTAATAAACTTGCTTATTGTATCAGGATTAACGTGAGATATCAACCATGAGATAGCAATAATACCACCAGCTAACATCCACTTCCATTTGAGTAAAGCATCCAGAGCATCTTTCTCTTGTTTGTTATGGTCACTCATATCTTTACGCAAAGATTTGAATTCTTCCATAATCTCTTTATTGGAAACTTCCATTTTATCCAAAACGGTATCTATTCGCTGATGTATCTCTTTGATATCAGCTTCCGTTTCTAACCTACGATTATCCATGTCGGTATAAACCTTTGCAATATGGCGGTCGTGTTGATCTACCAGTTTTTCTATTACCTGATCCATTTTATTACAAAGAGCAGATAAAGTCAATACTTGTGTCTTTAAAACACCAATATCCACTTTAATGTCGGTATCATCAAACTCTGCCATTTATTTTTTCTCTGGTACCTTTGTGCCTTCTAATTTCTTATGCACTTTAATTTCTTTACAAACTTCTTTTTCTTTACCTGTTTTCTGGTCTTTTTGCATGACACAGGCTTTCTTTTTTTCGGCTTCAGCAAAAACTGGTAGTGTAAAAGTTAATGCAACAGCTAAAATTAGTGATTTCATTTTTCTTCCTTTTTTGCAAATTTTTCTGAAGCGGTGAATCCCAATCCGGCAATCACCAAATATATCATAGATTCAAATAGTGATGGTGTAACTTTATAACCAAATATGTCGGCAACAAGTGCAAACCCACATATTAAAAATGACATGAATGTTATAACTCTTTTGCTACTGACAGAACTATCTGTTCCATCGGACAACATACTGTTTAACCAATTCATTTTATAACTCCGGTTGAGGTGGTTGGACTGGTGCTGGTTTACCACCAAATCCCGTTACAACTGCCGGTGTAAATGGTGATGCTGTTGGTGTTGCGGTGAATTGACTTGTATTGCCACCAAAACTTGTTGTTGGTGTGGATGGCGATGTTGGTGCAGGTGATACCGTTGTTGTTCTTGTTGCAGCTTGTAATGCCATCTTCTGTGCATCTTTATCACCACCAGCCAACATGATACCAGACAATGTGCCTGTTAAGAATGTGGCGATAGGTATAATCAACTCAAAGAATTTTTGGTCGATAGGTGAAATAGCATTGAGTGGTTGTGTTACAAAAATTAAAGAGTATAACACAACGAATACAATACCAAACAATGTAAGTGCTAAACAGATACCAATAAAAAACTTTAGGCGAGCCATTAACTGCTCTTCGGTATACATAAAATTTTCTGGTTGTTTTTCTTCTTTATTAAAAATATTCAAGTTCATTTGCAATTCGCTCCAGTTGTTGGCGTTATTGGTGTTGGTGTATTTTGTGTAATGGGTTTATTTCCATCTGGTCCCAAGCGTGGGTCATTTTGACCCTTAAAAATGTGTTGAGGACAAGTCCTTGTTACATCACAATATGGCAACTTGCATATATCTTTGTCCCAATTTGCTGGGTCTTGGCATGGGTAACGAAATTTATCGCCACTAAAATATGCCAATGTCAATGGAAGCAATAATAAAATAATTAGGCCTTTGGCTAATCTTTTATCATTCATTAGTGAACTCCTAATACATGAAGTGCGTGTTCATAATGTTTAATCCTATCTTCAAGTCCAATGGTACCACCATTGATACGCTTAGTTAATGTTAAGATGTCACCTTTGTCCGCCCATTGGTTTAGGTTATTTGTTTCCCAAAACCAGCAAGCAGATTGAGCTGCACCTTCAAATGTTTGTAGATATTCAGAAGCTTCTTCAACAGGCACTTCAATTGAGGCAGCGAACCAAGAATAGTTCTCTTTACCGGTTAATTGAATTAGACCACGACCACAATATCTGAAACCATCACCAGAGGCCTCATCACCATTACCCATACGATTAGCATAGATACGATTTGCAATTGCTTCTTGTTTGTTTGGTTTGCTCGCATATTCATTAGCCAACTCATCTGTTGGAAAATACTTTGCAAAGAGTTTGCGTAGTGTAGGTGCTTTGTAATTTAGGTTCTCTTTAAGAAATACAAAATTACCAGATTCGTGAGCGCATTGTGCTATGAAGGCTGCAATACGCTGTGGTGTATTGATACCATAGTCAGGTAATAATTGTGACAATGCATTGTGCCATTGGTCAATGTATGGATTCTTTGGAAGCAATTGCTTCAATTGATCTTTTGTCAGTTCCATTATTTCTTAATCATTCCTAAAATTTTAGTTTTAATTGCTTTAGCCCAAAAAGGCTCTGGAAAATGCCAACCTACAAATGCGCCAACTAAAACCCAAAAAAGTGTATCTACCATTTTTTACTCCTTATGCCATTAAAGAAGCTGCACTAATAGCAGCGTTGATGATTAAATTTAATTGCTCTTTTAATGCCAATCCTTCAGCATCGTCAGCAATACCTTCCATAATATTAATGCCTTTCAGCAATTCTACATATTCTTCTTTACTAACTAATCCATCTGCTAACATCTTATTATATTCAATGATGTAAGCATTTAATTGTTCTGGTGTCATCTTGGTTTGCTCCCTAGTACATGTTGAATTGTATCAGCTGATTTAACAATCTGTTGTAGTTTTGCTTTACAAAAAATTGGTGAAATCTTTTCTGCTTTGTTAAAATAATCCCTTGTATCTTTTGTCAATGTCAATAACTTAGTTGACATATTATCTGTATCTTTGTTTCTTGGTATATGAGATGTAAAATTCTTAAATTCTAAAGTCTTAATATACAAATCATTTACCTGTGTAACAACTAGTAATTGGTTACCACAATTTTCTTCGGCAACTTGTGCTTTTGTTTTAATGTCATTAACAATGAAGTATTCGTTGGTGTCATACTTGGCCATAAAATAGGCATCAAATAAAGTACAACCACTTAGCAATACAACAAAGGCCAATGGTATTAATTTTTTCATTAATTACACCACGACTGTTTGGCGTCACCAAAGTATTCACGAGCAAAACCATTTTGAATTAGACCTGTGCGTAGTGATTGAC